TGAACAAGTTGGCAGAAGACGAAGAGATGACTATACAGATGGCGCTGTTCGTATTCCAGTAAACTCAGCAAACCCATAGGAGATAAATTATGGCAATAACATCGGCAGTATGCACAAGTTTTAAAGTAGAACTTTTAAAAGGAATTCACAATTTTACAGCATCGTCAGGAGACACTTTTAAATTAGCTTTATATACAAGTGATGCATCTTTAGGTGCAGCAACAACTGCATATACAACTTCTAATGAAGTTTCAGGGTCTGGTTACACAGCTAAAGGAAACACTCTTACTAGCGTTACACCAGTTGCGTCTAGCACAACTGCAGTTTGTGATTTTAGTGATACTAGTTTTACATCAGCCTCTTTTACTGCTAGAGGTTGCATGATTTTTAATGAAGACGCAACAGGTGATCCTGCATGTGTTATTATTGATTTTGGATCAGATAAGACTGTAACAAGTGGAACTTTTACAATTCAATTTCCAACAGCAGACGCATCAAACGCTATTATAAGAATAGCATAAGGAGGAACTCCTTATGTCAACTACCTGGGGACAAAATTCTTGGGGTGATAACTCCTGGCAATCTAATATTTTAACTATAACACCAACAGGGCAATCTACTACGTCTAGTGTTGGAACCGTAGATGCTTTTCCTGCAACAGGTTGGGGTGGTATAACTTGGGGAAATGGTAATTATGGTGATTTAGCTAATCTCACATTTGAGATAGATGGTCTTCAATTAACGTCTTCATTAGGGACAGTAGAGGCTTACAATGAAGTAGGTTGGGGCCGTGATGGTTGGGGTGAAGAAGCTTGGGGTAGAGCAAATGATGCCGTTGCAGAACTAACAGGTCAATCGGCTACATCTGCTGTTGGATCAATAAGTCCTGCGGATGTTATGGGTGTTTCAGGACAATCAACAACATCTTCCGTAGGTAGTCCAACAATTATTGGAAACGTTTCATTAACTCTAACAGGACAATCATCAACAACTTCACAAGGATCGTTAGATCCTGCAGATCAAGTTATGGGTCTAACAGGACGATCATTAACAACATCTGTTGGAGCTTTATCACCTGCAGATGTAATGGGTGTAACTGGAGTAAGTACAACAATATCTTTAGGCACCGTAACGACAAATTCAAATCCTATTGTAGATTTAACAGGTCAAGCTTTAACTTCTGCTGTTGGTGCAATTGATCCTGCAGATCAATTTATGGGTTTAACAGGAAGATCTGTAACATCTTCTGTTGGTGCATTAGATCCTAATGATCAAACGATGGGATTAACAGGGCAAGTAGCAACATCCTCTGTAGCTGCATTTGGCACAGCGACTGGCTTTGGAATTCAAGCATATTCAAGCGTTGACACTGGTTCAAATATTTCGTATTCTAGTGTTGCAACAGGCACTAATATAACATATAGTGACGTCGCATAGGAGAAAAAAATATGGCATCTACATTTTCGTCTGATTTAAAATTAGAACTTATGGCAACCGGTGAAAATGCTGGTACATGGGGAACAAAAACAAATACGAATTTAAATCTAGTTCAACAAGCGGTTGCAGGTTATGAAGCAATTGATGTAGCATCAGCAGATGTTACTTTAGCTATGAGTGATGCAACAATATCAAATGCAAGAAATGCTACAATAAAATTAACGGGTACATTAGCAGCAAATAGAACAGTGACTGTTCCTGACAGTATTGAAAAAGTATATAATGTCATAGATGGCACAGACCATGCAGGCAATACTTTAACTTTTAAAACAGCAAGTGGAACTGGAGTTTTACTTTGTGAGGGTAACTGTTATGTCTTATATGCAGATGGGACAAATGTAGAAAAAGCAAATGAATATAGAAAATGGAGAACTGTTACTGCAGCTGAAACTGTTCAAGCAGGAGCGAAACTATTTGTAGATACAAATGGTGGAGCTGTTACAATTACACTACCTGCATCACCTGCAGTTGGTGATGAAGTTCATTTTGCAGATTCAAGATTTACTTTTGATTCTAACGCATTGACTGTGGGTAGAAATAGTTCTAAAATAGCTAACGCTTCATCAGATTTAGTAGTTAATACTGAAGGAGCATCTTTTGGACTAGTATACTCTGGTTCAAACATAGGATGGACTTACACGGAGAAATAATATGTCAAATTACGAAGCAACTAAATACAATTTTAATGGAAGTGATCTTACAGGTATTGAAGGAGTTAACACAGGTATTATTGTTCCATGGTCCTCTTCATCAGTGCCAACAGGTTTCTTAGAGTGTAATGGCGCTGCTGTATCAAGATCAACTTACTCTGGTTTATTTGCAGTTGTAGGAACTACATATGGAGCTGGAGATGGCTCATCTACTTTTAATCTTCCTGATTTACAAAACAAAGTTTCAGTAGGTAAATCTAATAATAAAGCT